GGTCCATTTCCATGCCGACCGTTAGGTCTGTTAGGAAACTTGGGTTCTACCCAGAATCTGAGTCGCTATGATCGGGTTGATCTTTATTGGCTGGTTCTTAACCTTGGTTACGAACCTGACAAGGGCATCTACTCCGTACTTTCTCGAAAGAGGCCGTACGGCAGGAGCCTTGCCACCCTTAAAGACCTTCCCTCTTGTCCTGTCTGGTCTTCCCACAGACTTCTTAACTACCCGAACGGAACCACCCAGTGCGTAGTATATCTTTTCAGACATACTCGACTGCCAGGTGACGAGTTCGGGGAGTGGTACCTCAATCTTAGAAAGGTCATCTCCTCGGAAAACGATCGGTCCCACCATCTTGACCGCCTTCCACCAGAGCTTACCTTCCTTCGGTTGCTGTACCAGAAGTCTAGGGAAGAGGCCCCCCTCTCTGAATGGTTTCTTGCCGCAAAGAGCAGACGCCGAAGCAAACTCAGCTACACCCTTGGAAAGGGCCATAGCCAGTCTGCGACGGACGGATCTACTCACCGCAAGGCCTCTACCCACGTAGCCAAGCCCTCCAATCTCAACAGGAAGATTGAGTCTGGGATCTTTGGCTATCCACGGGAAGAGTGTGGTCGTAACTCTCTCTTGTCTCTTCAGATAAAGGTTACTCGTTCTGCTCTCAGCAACGAGTGGGGCCTTTATTCCTGGAGGAGGACAAGGGGGAGGAACGAACACATTGAAACCATTGTCTTTCTTGTTCCTAGGATTCCGTGTTCGGATGCCCCACGTCTCGCAAAAGGTAAACCTATTTGCAGACATGTAGCTCTTAAGACGGTTGAGAGAAGCACCTGTCGATTCGACGGCGGATTCGTACTCGTCCACAAAGAGTGGATCTGTAACGACCCCGACCGCGTCATCTCCATGTACTCTCCCATCTGCGAGGGCCCGGACGGTCCAAGCAGAAACCCAAGAAAGAACAATGAAAGAGAGAGGGGTGCCCATTGGCGAACCCCTTCTTGCCGCCCACTGGAGATCTTTGTGATTCCAGATGGTCGGATGTACGAGTCCGAGTCCCCACAACGCGGGTATCCGATCAGAAGATCTGATAGCACCGCCATCGTGGAGAGCCCGGATAACGGTTTCGACACACACGTGCGACAATCCGTCTGTGGCCTTCGAGAGGTCACTAGACAGAAAGTCGCCCGCGACCTTGAACATCTTGCTGCCCGGGTGATGTCCTTCTTTCACGAACCAATGTGCCTTAGGCATCATTGGCGCGGAACGTCGGATCCAATCGCCCTCAGCAAATACAAGCGCGTTGGGTACACCAACAAGCCTGTACTTATATCCAGGACTTCGGATTACCTCCGCACGAGTCGTAGGATGCGTCCACAGGGAACCATGGTCCCCTGC